GTTCCTCCTTATATTGAGGATTTTAAGGTTTTTGTTAGTGAGAAACCGTACGAATGGGAGTCAAAGTACCTCTTAAATTTTGACAAAAATCTCTGAAGTCATATAACGTGGGAGCGGGGACGCAGCAACCCCCATAGGGGGGAGGGTATACCCCGCACGCGACTGTTAGTGGCGTGTAAAACACAGCAATGTGATGCTTATCCGTTACTATTCCGTGCCAATTCCGCTCTCTCAATCTCACACAATCTGTTGCGATACTATATCTTATTAAAATACTATGCGATACGATATATTATCAGAATTAATACGCTCACTAAATGTTATCACAATCATAACGTAGGCACATGGACTTACCCAACGATGCAACAAAGATAATCAAATGCAAAGTATGTGGAGCTGATGTTATCTGCAATGCTAATTACCCGATAACAGAGTTAACGTGTAAGCAGTGCTATGCATCAACCAATCCACCAGTGGACAGTTGACTAAGTGACTACTTAACCACCCAAACACGTTCAGGCTGTGCCATACTGACTGAGTCAGGGGGAGAGAGACAGGCTCAACCCTTGCAGTAGTGGACAATCCACAAGGTGTCCACATTTCCACCCAAAGCTCGTCAGAGCTGCTATGCTTACAGAGTCAACAGTCAACCAACTCCCTTTTCTTCTATTGACAGACGAACAACTGCAACGCATTCAGGACGCTGAGCTTGAGGCTTATGAAGCCATGATGAATGACGAGACAGTGCATTTGACTGAGAGAGACAGGCAGTTCATCATTGCTGGCTTGATTGGCGAGTATCAATATCTCTGCCACGATGACGCAGAGATTGATGACATGACACCAGCTGAGATGCATTCTGTGCTCGTTCATTACACAGACAACGAACTCATTCATGACGCTGACTTGCATGAGTCAGACAACACACCAGAGGAGTTTTATTCCATACACTGCAATTACATTCCTGCAGAGTATCAAGTCAACTAACCTGTCCACTAGTGAATCATTATGACATTCAAGCTTCTGCCATTCTTCCTTGCTAGTTACATCATCAGCGACAATGACGCTGGTTATGTATCACAGCTCATCAAGTTTCAGCTCATCTGATTGTCTCACTGTGTCATTCCTTTTGGTTGACACACTGAGGTTAATCACAACCTCTTCAATTACATTCACACACATCAATTATGTTTTTCACTCCTTCTTCACGCAACGCTGTTAACTCTTCTGCCATCAAAGACCTTGAGGTTAACCAGTCTACCAATCAGGCTGTAGTTACTTACAACAACGGCAGACAGTACCTTTACAGCGGTATTTGTGAGGATGCAATGTTTGATGTCATCTTTGGCAACGTCAAGAGCTTTGGCAAGTGGGTTAACTCTGCATGCCTGAAGGACTATGAGGTTTCCACATTCAAGCTTGCTTGATTAACTAACTCTTTCCATTCATCTTATCTATCCACTAATGCACAATCCTTTCGCTTTCAACACCATCCAACGTCCATCCGACGCTGTCAACAGCATCACCACTGATTTGCTTGCTGGCGAAGTTCTCGTTGAGTACAGCAACGGAGAGAACTATTCTTATTCCGATGTATCACGCCGTGCAATCATGAATCTTCTGATGCAACGCAACATCAGCCTAGGTTTTTGGGTTAACGATGTTCTGTTGAGAAGTGATGCTAAGTGCGCCACTTATGGCAGCTGTGAGCATCTTGCTTGGATTGGTTGATTAATTAGTTTCACACTCGCACACCTTTTACTTAATCTAATGACAGCCACTATTTTGCCACGTTCTACAGATTCGTTTGAGGTTTGGTATGACAACCTTGACGAGGATAAGCAGCTTCTTGCTGATGAGATTAATGACAGAATCTCTGATGGATTCAATGAGCACGATTACGAAAGTTTCATGGATGAATTAGATGACTGCGGAATCACCACTGCTGAACAACTAAGCGATGCACTTTGGTATCAGACAGATTCATATAAACCAAAAGAAGAATTTGCTGAGTATTTAGAGACAGAAGTAAACTGCACTGAGATACCTTCTCACCTTGAAGGTTGTATCGATTGGCAAACACTTTGGGATAGCTATTATCGGTTCGATTTCTTCACTATTGAACACGGTGATTACACGTACTTCTTTCACAACAACTTCTGATTAGTTTGTGTTACATAAGCTGTCCACTTCTGGACAGTTTAATTTTTTTACCCTGCCATTTCCACACTCACCATGGACGCACCAATGTATTTAATCATTCACCGGAGTTCTGATGGTGTGCGCCAAGTAATCACACGCGAGCGTGATTGGTTTATGACCGTTCAAGCTAAAAAGTATTACGAAGG